CAAAAGTATTTTAGGAGGTCGAGCAGATCTCACCCCAAGCATCCGGTAAGTACGAACGACCAGGTGTCTTCTTCATGGACCAAAAAGGCGTGCATGAGTGGTATAACGACGGTCGAAGGATTACCACGGATCCAAAAGAGTGGCTTAAGAACAACCCCAGAGCGGATCAAAGTGACCGACAAGGTGTCATTAGAGCACTCCAGGCAAGACAAAAACCCGGAACCGGAGTAAACCCCGCCGCTAACATGAAAGCTGGGAGTAATTGATGAAAACTCCCGAAGAAATGTTCGAGCACGAATTATCGGCGGTATTTGTCCGTTGGTGGGAGGAGTCCGATCTGGACGAGTTACAAATGTCCCAGATAGCGATCGAGGTTATCGAGCGCTTTTGCGACACGACTGTCGATTTCGATGCGGATTTCCATTTCGACGAACTAGAGGAGGAACAGAACAATGTGGGATTTGAAGACGATACGGAAGATGAATAGCGACGCGGAGATCCTTAAACGGATCAAACGCGCTCGCCGGATTAACCGAATTAGAAAAAAGAAGTGACTGACGAGCAGCAACTCCAAGACCTCATACGTATTGATCCCGAAGTTTGGTTCGGTACGTTCGGGGTCATCAAGGACAAACGGGGCAAGGATATCAAGCCCGTACCGAATATTTTACAGAAGCGAATGTTCGAACACTATAGAAAGTGCCAGATCGAAGGGCTTCCCTGCAAGATGATCATCTTGAAACCCCGGCAGAAGGGTGCGAGCACATGCGCTCAGGCTCTGACATACCACCATATGCGCAAGCATGAGAACCTGAGCGGATCTCTTATGGGGGATATCGCGGGTACATCGGACAAGGTTTTCGAAATATACCGCCGGTACGCGGAGAATGACGTTTTTCCGTGGGACGAAGGCGGTGGGTCGTTAGCCGACGGTGGAAGCATGGCGGATTTGATCAAGCTCAAGAGCAAGAGCGCGTATGGTAAGGAAACCGCCGGATCCAAGAATGCCGGACGATCCGGTACCATTCAGGTCGGTAACATGACGGAGGTCGCGTTTTGGCCAATGGGCGGAGAAAGAGACCCGGCTCTTGGATATTTGCAGTCTTTATATGACGGGGATAATGTTTCGCTAGTCGTTGCGGACTCCACACCGAACGGCCCTGCCGGTTGGTTTTACCGAACCTGGGTACAGGACAACGAATGGGCTAAGATATTCGCCGCCTGGTTCGAATTTGATGATTCCGAAGTTCCTTTCAAATCGGATGCCGAGCTTCAGGACTTCAAGGATACGCTGACAGAGGACGAGAAGTCCGAGATGGAACGTTTTGACGTCAGCTGGGAGAACATGCACTGGCGGCGTCGCACTCTTCAGGACAAGTGTAATGGTGACATAAGCAAATTTCGCCAGGAATACCCGTCCGATCCCGAGGAATGTTTCCTCATGTCCTCCCGCCCACGTTTTCACATCGGAAATCTTGATCAAATGACCAAATGGGCGGAGGATCAAAAATATCAAGTAGGTACGATCGGTCTTCAGACCGATGAAAAAACTGCCAGTTTCAAGCCCGATAGGGGAGGGAATTGGAAAATTTACGAGGAACCCGAACACGATTCCAAATATCTGGTATCCGTAGATACCTGCACTGGCGAGGACCAGCAAATGCAGGGTTTGGCAGCCGATCCCGATTTCCATTCCGTCCAGGTCTGGAAAGCACCGTACGAGGATTGGCACCAAAATTGGCATGTCCCGCGCCTGGTCGCATTGCATCACAGCCGATTGGATATTGGCGTACTTGCCCAGGAGGTGGAAAGCATCGCCCGCTGGTATGGTAATGCATTCATCATCCCCGAGGTTAACAATTCCGGGCTCGCATTGTTGAAATACTTGCTTGAGTCGGGTTTAACTGTTTATCGCCGTCGAAAATACAACGATTCGAGCGGAATGGTGGAAAAGAGCTTTGGATGGAGTACTGACAAGATTACGCGCAAAACGATTATCGATCATATGGCCGCTCAACTGGTCGAAGAAAATTTCGACATCCCTGATGTGGGTGTCTTAAAAGAACTAAAAACGTTTGTTGTTAACGAGAGGGGTAAACCCGAGGCCGCACCCGGCCACCACGACGACCACGTTCTGGCTGCTGCGATCGCATTGTATAACATTGACAGCGCGTCTACGTACAAAACTCCCAAAAAGAAACAGATCACGAATCGTATGCTCCGTAAGAATCCGGCTCTCATGTGCCCCGATGGGTTCATGCGCGTCCCATTAGGCGCTATTAAGAAGAATTACAAGCGGTTGAGACCGTAAACCTTAAAAACTAGGCTTTTCGCTATGACTTCAACGGCAACCCAAAAATATTTACAGTATTACGCGGATCAGGATCACGGGGGTAATGTAGCAGCTGCACAGTTACAACTAGAGAAGCACGCAAAAGAGTTTGAAGAGCTCTATGTGTCTGGCCCTTTTGTACCAGGCCACCCTGACGCTCGAGACGAAAACGGCCTGCCGGAGCCGGACCGTCACGCTCATAATACATTCGGTGCCGCATTTAAAGAAAACCCCGCTCTTTTCCACGCCTTTAACGAGTATTGGAAAGGTCATGAGGATTACGGAGATGGGGAGGACGTTCAAGAAGCTCTCGAGTCCGCTGACAACACGTGGTTTGTGGGTAATGCCTCCCGTTGGATTATGGACGGGCTTACTGGTGAAGATTACGAGGGGGAGTACAAAAAAGGTTTACTCGAGCCCTGGGGTTTTACCAAAGACGAAACAGGTAAGTGGAGCCCACCCTCCGCATCCGGTATCGACGTGGACGCCCTTAAAAAGGCCGCCAAAACAGCCGATAAAAACGCCAAGGCCGCAGCGGATAAAAACAAAGCTGTTCAGGATATCGTAAACCCCGGTGAGGAAACTCTCAATGATCCGGCCCCAGCCCAGCCTCAAGGCCCGGCCCCAGCCCAGCCTCAAGGCCCGGCCCCCGAAAAAAAGAAGACTTTGGAGGACCCCGCCAAGCCTTACAGCAAATACCAAGACCGAGCTGATCTCATAAAGAACATGAGAAATGAGGCGAATGCCATGGATAATTGGGATAAAAGAGGCACCCGAAAAATACCTAACCGCGATAAAGACAACCTGGAAGCGGACGCCGGCTGGAGACAGACTAAACTGCTCCAGGATATGAAAAACGACGACCGGAAGTCGCGCAGACAAAGAGATATCGAGGAGATCAAAGCCGCCCAGAAAAAGCGCGAACTGGACAACCCCGCCCCCGAGACGGTCATAGAGGGAACAATCCGAGGACACGGATTCGTGCACACACCCCCCGCACTTTCTGAGGATCATGTCCCGGGAGCTCCAGCGGCTCCAGCTCCAGCGGCTCCAGCTCCAGCGGCTCCAGCTCCAGCGGCTCCAGCTCCAGCGGCCACAATGTCCGAACCGGCTCCAGAGGGTTTTGGCGATGGTAGAACGGCAGAACCCTTGGCTGAGCCAATACCACCAGCTCCAGCTCCAGCTCCAGCTCCACAACCCTCGATTGATGATCTCGTAGCAAAAGCTCCCAGCCCCGAAGCGTCAGGCTTGGATGCTCGTGCTCGATTCGAAGAACGTGCGCGCAAATCAGCTGAAGAAATGGGTCAGAATTACGTCGCTCAAAACCCTCCCACGACACAACCCGCCCCTATTCCACAACTTACGGACAGGGAGTTGGTCGAAGGCCGTCAAGGAGTAAGAACCGCAATTCCACCAGTGGATTCCGACCCGACACTGGGAATGCCCGCAGTACCACCCAAACCGACAGTCGCAAGCACTTTAGTACCCCCCGCGGACGAGCCCGTCTACCCAACGGAAGGAATGCCCGCAGTACCACCCAAGCCTCAAATGACGGTGGATGAGATTGTTCAAGCCGCTCCACCGCCAGAAGATTTGACTCCAATACCACCCAAACCAGCTCCAGCTCCAGCTCCCCAGGCTCCAGCTCCCCAGGCTCCAGCTCCCCAGGCTCCAGCTCCCAGTTTAGCGTCTCCATCCA